GTTTTTAATAGTTTCTAATGCCATAATATTTACTCTCTTATTGTTTTCCGACCTTTATGCGTTTATTCTGCTGTAAATCCAGCTATATTTGATTGAGCGCCGCCAACAGAAGTTCCGTTCACAGTAATGCTAACAGCAGCTCCTGATGTTCCCCAAATGGGCGTAGCAAAAGTACGGTCTATCATATTCGTTCCAGTGGCAACTGTTCCCAATGTGTGCTGCCAGATAACTGTGCTTCCATCCAATACCTGAATTATTGCTCCATCCGTATCCGATGAAGCTGATATGTCAGTAATATAGTGTTTTTGCCCTGATACTGCCGTAACAGTACAAAGAGCCGCTGAAGCAGCGCTAATTGCTGTTGCTTTAAATGGTGCGCCGAATGTTTGTTTTGGTAACATTTATTTAACCTCCTTTAGTTATTCTTTTGTTTATTAAGCGCGTAACTATCCCCTCGTCCTCCAACCCACAAGGTGTTATCAATAGACAAGAGGATTATACAAGCTCAACTACTTAATTGTCAGATACACCGTTAACAAACGGGTAGTTTATCGTAGCAGTAAATGCGGAAGCCGCACTAACATCGGCAGCAACTCTGCACATCGCTCCTTTAATCATATCACTACCAGGGTGTAAATCATCTACATATCCAGCAGTGCTGGTTAACCAGAGTGGTTTATCAACGGTAATATCCGCCTTTGCCAAAGCAAGTGTATTTGTGCCGTAAATCTGAAACCATCCATAATCCGTTGTAGCGTCAATGGCTGCCATTGCTATCGCCACCCTACCTACAGCACTTGCCGTAGCAAGGGTGGTAACATGGTTCTCGTCAAAACTTACCCAGCTTCCTGCTATCGCACTTCCCACTCCCTGCATATAGATAAATTCATTTCCATCGCTATCAAAAGCTCTTGCTCCAAAGTTGTGTTTCTTTTCAGTGTCAACGGTAGTAGTTTGTCCTGCAAATATTTTATTGTATCCAGTTAAAGCTGCCATATTTATGCATCAGCGGTGTCGTTAACGTGTGGATAAGAAATCTCTACAACAGCGGCGCTAGCAGTAGCGGGAGTTCCCTGATTTCCAGCACTTCTTCCAATAGCTCCCAATACCAAGTCGCCAGCAACATCTGTATCGTCAACAGTCCCAGCAGTGCTACTCATATAGATAACCCCGTTATCAGCAAAAGCAGTTTTGACCTTAGCCGTAGGATGTGTTCCGTAAATCAAATACCATCCGTATCTGTTCGCCACGATAGCTGCCATTGCGATAGCTATTCTTCCTACAACGCTAGTTGTAGTCAAAGTCGTAAGATGAGCTTCATCAAATACCACCCAACTACCAGCCGCTGTAGAAGCTACTCCTTGTAAGTAGATATATTCATTACCATTCTTGTCAAAAGACCTCGTTCCGAGTTCGTGCATCTTAATGCTGTCAATTTTCGTAGTAGAGCCTGCAAACATTTTTGTATAACCTGTAAGTGTAGCCATATTAGTCGTCTGCTGAGTCGTTAACGAATGGATATGATATTTCTACAGTAAGGGGTGAAGCCGTATTAGTAGCAACTCCGCGAGAAACCGCGCCATTAACCAAGTCGCCAGCAACATCTGTATCGCCTATCCTACCTGCGCTCGCGTGAAGATAGAGTGGCGCATTGTTAGCCACAGCATCAACGCTTGTTATCAAAGCTATTGTGTTCTTTCCGTATATCTGATACCAACCGAAGTCAGTAGTGGCGTCAGTTGCTGCCATAGCAATTGCCACTCTACCTTTGGCGTCAGCCACTGCCAGCGTAGTAAGATGCGCTTCATCGTATGTTACCCAAGTACCAGCTACCGTAGAAGTCGCACCCGTAAGGTAAATGTACTCGTTTCCATCATCATCATACGCTCTCGTTCCAAGCTCGTGTGTCTTGTCTGTAACATCAACTTTCGCAGTATCACCTGTAAATACTTTGTTGTAGCCTGTTAGGTCAGCCATTTTTAGCTGGTGTAATTTACTTCAATGCCCAAATGTCTTGGACTATCAGAAATAAGATTACCCATCAAGATTATGTGACCTACTCTGCCGTATTGGTCAATCGGGGTGTTGAATCCGCTGAACGCAAAACCAGGTGTGCTCGGAACATCCGAATAAACGCCTTCTATTGAACCTTTAGCGAACTTAACTGGAGTATAATCGGGGTGAGTAGATTTCAATCCGTAGAAAGCCAAGTGGTTGGTGTTCAACATCAACATGTAGTTGGTGTCAATTTTCTCGTCTTTCACTACTGGACAACCTGAATACCAAAGCGCGTCAAATCCTCTTTGTCCCCTTAACCCTATAGTTCCTGCAGCAATTCCAGTTCTGGTTAGTTGAGGGTAGCCCTTAGATGAAGCCAAATCATACCAGATGTTTCCAGTAGATGTGATAGCGCTGTTCAAGATTTCATATCTATTCCAGTTGGTATTAGACATGATAATCAAGTCAGGTTTTTCCCATCCGTGAGTACAAGCGGTAAATTTGGTTCTGAGAGTCGTTAAGCTCATAGCGCCACCAGTAGTAGTGTATGTCCCAACGTTCCCATAAGTGCTTCGGTCAATTCCCCCATACTCGGCATATCCGATACTCTCATCATCACAAGCATCATACAAGCTCAAAAAGTTCTTCCAGTCAGGTGCGCTTGAATCGTGGATTGTGTAAAACAAAGTCGCAATCCTATCCATCATGTCATGCTCTCTGGATTGTATTTCCCTTGCCATAAGGTCAATCGCCTTGGCTGTCTGGTTAACATCAACTTCCATCTGTGAGAGAACAACATTATGCTCATAACCTGTCGGGTCAAACTCCATCATTGCGAAGCTGTCCGACTTGGAAGTTGAGAACTTTTGAAGCCCGTCAAATGCTGTTCCAGCAACACCAGCAACATACTTAACAGGGAACTTCATTCTCTTTCCTACCCATCGCTTCTGGTTTCCCAGAAACTTCATTAGAGCGGGAGAGGAATTGATGACATTGTCAATGGTCTTGGCAACTATCTTTTCTGTTGTTGAAGTATCAACAGTCGTGTTAGATTCTAAATTTGCCATTTTTTTATCCTTTTCGTACCTCCTTTAATTTCCGACCTTTCCTTTCGTTTCCTTTCTGTTACCTCCAACTTTTGAATGGATTAGTCCCCAGCGATAATATCTTCCATATCTTTACCTGCGATTTCTTCATAAGGAACTCCTCCTTGTTCTCCAGCGTTCTTCTTAGAAGTGCCGACTTGTGAACCTGCATCACTCTTGACTTTGCTTTTGGCTGCTGTTTTCTGACCCTCTTTTCGGGCAGTATCAACCTCAGCCATTATATTAGCCGCTTGGGATAAGTCAGTGATTTTGTGTTTAACAGCATAATTCATCAGCTTTTCTTCATCCTCTTTTGTCTTGATTACTCCCTGAATCCTTAAATCACTCAGTTGAGAATCAATAGCTTGGTCTATCTTTGCTTCTTCTTTTGTTGCTGCCGCCTTTTGCTGTTTCTGAAGCTCTAACAACTTGGTAACAGTTAGAGGTTCTTCAGGTACGCCATACTCATCAGGTTTTTTCTTTTTAAGCTCCTCAAGAATTGTTTGAGTAGCTTCCTGACTTTGGCGAAGTTCAGCTAACTCTTGGCGAGTCATTGTATATCCCTTCTGTAGATTCTTGGCTAAATCCATAGCTTGTTCTGGTGTTACAGGTTCTTCGGGTTCTTGGGGCTGACCTTCGGGTTGCTCTTCGGGAGTTTCCTCAGGGGTTTCCTCAGGATTCTTCTCAGGCTTCTCCTCTGGAGTCTCTTTGGGGTCTTCGCCCGTTTTTTCTTCTGGCATTATTCAAAGATTTCCATTGGTTTTAACAACTTGGAAATCGGTTAATTGTTTATATCACGACCTTTTTAACATTGATTTATATTTGTCTCTGGCTGTTTTCTTGTATTTCCGAGCTTTCTTCCCAGTCGGCTTCCATCCTCTTCTAATCCCTTCAAGTAAAGCTCTCTGAGCTTTTGCCCTTTGTAAAGTAGTTCCTTTAGCAGAAACCTTACCTCCGTGTGATACTCGGTAGCCATCTACTTTTCGTATTTTTACTGGCATATTACTTACCTCCTCTATTTATTGGACCTTTTCCTTTTCCTATGCCTAATCCTCTCCCACGACCCCTGCTTCTAATTCTTTGTCCCCACAAACCTGCTTTGTAACCTGCTGGTGTTCCTGCTTTCTTTTTCTTTTTAAGCATATTTTTATATTTTTGTCTAGTTGTCATTTTGTTTTCTTTATGGCGTTAGTAATCTCACGGGCTTTGGAAACAATTTGTTTCTTCTGGTCGTCTGGCAGGGATTTGAACTTTTTACTTGTCATAATCTCTTTTAAGCGTGCTAACTGGGCAGATTGGGTTGCACCCTCGCCTCCTCCTCCTTGCGCAGCACCTTGACCCCCTGCAGGCTGTTGTGGTGCGATTTTTCCTGTGAGTGCGAGCCATTGGAATAGGTCTTGGGTGCGTTGTTCCTCATCGCCATAACCGAGTTCCTCAAACAGGGTCTTTGGGTCTATAAATTGGAATTGTGCGAGTTTAACCGCCATTTCCGCTCTGGCGGCTTTATCCACTGGAAGCGTTGAACCCTTTTTGACTATAACCATTATTCCCTCTGGTATTTCATCTCTGTTAATACTAACCGTTTCTTCCCCGTCGCTGAATGTGGCGTCTTCTGTGGAATAAACCTTGAGCATATGAAGGTGGGCGTTATAGAAGTTCTCCATTAGCTGCTCTATGCGTATAATAATAGTGTCTATTCTCCCGTAATCTGCTCCTGTTAGAAGCCGTCTTCCTCCTAAGGTCTCCTGTTCTTTTCTCTCCCCCCGCGTAGTTGAGTGAGTTCCCATTATATTATCTATCTCTGATATGCTGTGGGATAAATCGTTAAAAGTGGCTGCGTCTGCTGTCCCTCCCTCCGCCTTAATGTCGGTTATTTCCCCGTTATCCAGCCACAAACCCAGCATACCGTACTTGTTGATGAATTTTTGGAACTCTTCTTTTGAAATTGCTCTTGATGAGGCGGTTATGAGCTTTTTGTTCTCGTCTGTTAAATCAGAAATTTGGTTCTTCCTCTTATTGACGCTGTCCTGTATGGGTATGGCTTGTTCTATCAGCGAGGAGTCGTCATACAGGTTTCTGCCCAGATTAAAGACATTTAGTATTAAATAAGGGAATTGAGGGTTCTTAAATAGGTTGTTAGGTTCTGTTGGTTCTTCTCCCTCTAATGGTTCGCCTTTCCCGTAATCAAAGTTAGGGTTCTTCATCTTATCTAAAAGTATTTCACCCAGTTTCCAAGCCACCCACTCGCCTTTTCCTCCCCAGAACTCTATGTAGCCGACTTTGGACTTCATTCTGTCTTTGGTGTATTTTGCGGTTAACGCCTTCTTCTTTTTGGGGAACTTCTTTATCAGGTCTTCTATGGTGTCCTCCATCTGCTCATATATAAACTCGCAGTTCTTGATGTCTTCTGTGCCGCGAGGGTCTATGCCTATCTTTGAGGGAAGCACGGTCTCTAAAACAAACCCCTCGTCCCAGCGATACTTCCATACTCCTATTCGGTATAAGAACCAGTGGCGTATTACCTTTTGCAGTTCCTGCTGGACTTTCTGTTTTACTTCGTATGCTATGGTTAACGCCTTAATCAGTTTCTCTCTTACATCGTTCGTTATTTCCCCGCCAATCATAGGTTCGGGGGTACGTGAGGTTAACATCGGTAAAATGGTCTCAACTGACATAAATATCCTGTTTACTACTATTTTAGCCCGTTTTGGGTGTATAGCTTTTGGGTCTACTTCTGTTCCTTTTTCCCAGTATGTTTCGTTTCTCTTGCCGATTTTATCCACATAATCCTTTAAAGGTTTTGCCTCTTTAACAGCAGTTTCTATCGCCACTAATAAATCCGAGTCCTTTGCCTTGTACTCAAGTGATTGCCTTTCCGCTAAAACAACCTCTTCAATCTCATTTGTTTGTTTTTCTTCTGCCATAATATACCTCCGTTAAGTATCAAAAGGTGTCAATTGGTGTCATATTCTCCAATCTGTTTCCTCCATTAATGCCTGTTTCTCGGCTATTTCTGAAGGATTAGGAGATTGGGGGTCGTGTGCTTTTGATTTCTCGTGATGTTCCCAGTTTACTCCTTTACCCGACCCGCTTCTTATAAGAGCCAGATAAAAGTATATTGTAGCGAATAATAGGTGGTTTTCTCCTGATGTTTCCCATTTCTTGCGTTCTATGCCAAGAGAGTCGGTCTCTGTTATCTGATACAGGGTCTCCCAGTGCTTAATGTAGTCCGCTAATTCGTCCTGTCTCATTTGGAACTTGATATTGCCGTCAATAAACTCATCTATCACTCTTTGGATGATTTTAGACCTGTCGGCATACACAGCCATTTCCTTGCCGTTCCATTTAATCGCTTCAGGCACGTCCTTATCCTTCTTGAAGTAGCACAACCATACTCTACCTCTGTATTTATCCCTCAACTTGCGTGGTTTAGTCAGGTCTCCCAACGCGTCAAACACTGCTGTTGCCTCATATTTCTTCATAAGTGCCTCAATATCGTCCCAATCCTTTGTAGCTCCTATTTTGAATATGCCTTGTTTGTTGCCCAGCACGTAGCTCATTGTCAGTCCCGTGTCCACTCCGATAACGTTCTTTTCCTTTAAGTTGGGTTCTGATACTATGTTCTTTAATATGACCTCCTTGTCTACTACTACATCTGACCCGCGATAAGGCAGTCCCAGGTTAAAGTTATAAAAGTATTGTTTGGATTTGTTCTCTTCCGCTTCTATAAGGTCTTTGGCCGAAATCCAAGGGCATATAGTATGTGGTATGTAATATCCTGATATATCCCGTTTATACTTTCTTACCCAGAAGCCGTTTCTACGCATATCATCTGTAATCTCGTTATGGCACTTCTGGCATACATATATTCCCCGTTCCTTATCTGTGTTCTTGAAGTAATTAAGCCATTGAAGGTGCTTGCAGTGAGGACACTTAATAAACCAGTGCTTTTGGTCTGATTTCTCCCATAACTTCTGTGTTAGAGTTGCTGGGGTTGTCGGGTTGGAGAAGTACCATCTTCCCTTATAATCTGATGCCTCTAACCTGCTCTCATACTGCTCTAATATGATTTGGTCTGAGCGGTCGCTCTCATCGTGAACGTTCAAGTCGCTACTTAACATTATCCCTGTCCCTGCTTCCATCTTCTCTTTCTCTTTCTTTTGTGAAGCCGTTCCTCTGTAATATATGAAGCTGTTGCCTACTTTCTTTTGTAATATGGTGTCTTTGTCCTTTGTCCACTCGCTTAATCGCGGATTGCCCTCTATGATAGGGTTGACCTTTGAAGGGATTATCTGCCCTACATCTCCGAAAGTTGGAAATGTGTAGACAATGTTCCAGTTCTTGTAATAAGCGGCATACAGGCACTTAACAGCTATCATTGTGGTATATCCTATCTGTGATGCTTTGCGGCTTACCTGAACAGGCGACCAGTCGTTATATATGTCTTTTAGGAATGAGTGGTTATGGAACTCTATTGGTGTGCCTTTTTCAGTGAGTATGTTG